AGTGATGGACGAATTGTCTCATATATTTTTTCACACACCTCATAATGTTTTACTATAGGTACTATTTTATTTATGTCCTTTTTATTAGGATATTTTTGATATAATATATTGTGAGCTTGTGTTTGTTCTTGTATATACGGAGGAACGATTATGGAGCTGTCGAGCAAGGCTTTAATTTGAAAATAAAACAATGCCGATTTTTTATCGCGTACCCATAATTTATCTACTTGTGTTAATAATTCGTTTACTAGCGTTTTACTTACACCTAAACACTCGCTATGCGTAATGCATAACATAAAACCTTTAGTTTCTATAAACGGTTTAAAATAAACTAGGGAAACATCATTTAGGGCAGGATGAACATTATTATGAAATGGGATTATTTCAATGAATGCTTCTTTATACTGCCTATTTATTAAATAATTTATTTGTTCTTCAGTCTCTATTAACCAATACATTTATAACCATTTTACTTGTAGTACTTAATATAATTATGTTTTAAGTAATCTCCAAGTTTAGGTAATTTTTTTCTAAAAGTAGTTAATTTTACTATGTTTTCGTTTGTTGTTGCTACCTTATTTTTATCTCCACTTATATTCCAAGGTAAAGTAAAAGGTATGTACATTGCAAACATTATTGATGGGTTTTTGTTAATAATTAAATCATATTGTTCTTTATCTATTTCAATATAAATTATATTATTAGCCCTTTTAACAAAATATCTTCTAAATTCACCTATAGTATAATCTTCATCTGTTGGGTAAGTTGGATTATAATATGGATTTTGAATTGATGTAGGGACAGAAGTTAAAGCTACATAGTCAGAATAAATATTTTGTGTTTCTTGGAATTCAGGTAGGATAGTAGGGTCAATATCATTTGATTTAAATGCGGCTACTATCTGTTTTGTTTGGGGTATAGAATTTAACTTAACATTAGGGATTTCAACTATTTCTTGAGGTTGGCCTGATTGTGGTGATTTACCTGTATAGTATTTTCCTGTTGATATTTTGTAGTAAAATCCTTTGTATGGGGTACCATCCAGATATTGATACTCTGTACCATCTGTTTGGAGATTTGTTTTTATTTGAGATAAAGGATAATAAGCCATAATTCTTAGGTGTTAGATACTGCTAAATTTAAATAAAGTTTATGGATTTTAGGAGTTGGTAGCATATCTGATTTACCTGTGTCACTAGAATTATGTGTATACCATCCAGGAGTTGATCTGTCCCATGATGTTGTTCCTTTTTTAGGGAATAAACGATTCCAATTTTCTTGGTTAAAAATAAATTTAGGGATACTACTATGTTCGGATTGGAGTTTTATAAAAAGAGCTAAAAGAGTGTTATATTGAGCATCAGTTATTTCTTGACCATATTCATAACCTTTATATGGGGATGGTTTTCCATCAAATCCAACTAATTTTACCATAGGTGATTGGTTGGGTTGTTTTAATGTACCATCTGCATTTGTATTTTTACTACTTTTGTAACCAATGTTTTGAAGACTTATACCAATAGAAGGTGGATTTGCATTACCAGCATGAAAAGCTCTATATTTATTATTCATAATTTGTTCATTATGACCAGCACCATCTATAATGTAATGATAAGATAATCCTCTTTTATCACCTCCTGCTGTTGTTTGGTCTCTATTGTTAAGGAATTGGATTGTTTGTAAACCCTTATCAGTAAGTTGCCATCCAGCACTATAGTGGAGGAATATTTGGCTTTTTTCAAATTCTTTTGCTTGGTATGCTGTTGGTTTTAATGGGAATCCACTTGTGATTGTTACATTAGTATCCCCATAATCTTGGGTAGCCCCCTTTGAACTATTATCGTAATTAGCATTATTATTATTGTTTCGTTTTCTACCCTCTACATATTTTGGTTTTGTATCTGATTTGGGTGAGAATGGGTTTTTAGGGACTGCTATTGATTCTATTTTAGTTTGCCATTTATTTCCCACAATTGAATTTTCAACTCCACTAATTAAAAATTCTAAGGAATTTGGATAATTTGATGGGAGAAACGAAGTATCAGTTGCAAATTTTTGATATACCTTCATCCCAGATAACCCATCCATTGTTAATGAAAGGTTAAAAGGTAAAAATCCTGTACTTGCTGTAGCATATTTTTTTAAAGGGTCTACTTTTTCTTCTTTTTCTTCTTTTTCTTTTAGATTTTGATTTTGTGTCTTTTTTGATTGATCAAATTCAATTAAAGTTTGAATACATGTTTTAAAAGGAGTAATAATTTCTGGGTTGTATTTAGGAAATTCTTTACTAGTATATAAATATCCAGTTTCAGAAAGGAAACTTGTAAAGTTTTTTAAAGTTTCATCGTAATCTGTTTCTAATGCATCTTCTGATGCTTTATCTGCTTCTTCATTTGATATTCCTGGGGATGTTATAATAGGTTTGATTCTATCTTTATATCCACTATTCATTCCTGAAACTCCAGTTGCGTCTACCCCTGTAATTTGGCCATTACTATTAGCTCCTATAGTAATCATAGTAGCTAAATTAGGTGTAATCGAAGTTTCAAAAGAAAAATCACTTACAAAACCTGCGGTTGAATTTCCATCTGTTTGGGGGTAATAACCATAAATATTAAAATATGTTAATTCTGTAGATTTAGGAGGATTATATAATTTTGAATCTTTTAAAAAGGTATCTCTATCGGGTAGTTGATTTTCATCTATAAATCTTAAAGAGTTTGTTTCTTCAGAAAATGTAGGTTCTAATTTACTATAATTACCTGTTGTATCATTCCACCCATTACATAAATATTTTAAAAAATCAATTAATGCTACTTTACCCTTTATACTATTTTTATCTAATGCTTCTAGTACAAAATTTACATTAAAATAAATATTCATTATTTTTCCATATTTATTTTTTCCTTTTTCTATTATAAAATTCTCTCCACTAACATCATCATCACCACCTAAATAATATAATTTTTGCCCCCCCTCAAATTCTTGGATGTATGCTACTTGGCATATTGCGTTATCGGTTGGAACTTGTCTTCCAGCTAATGCTATTATATTAGTTTCAAGATTAGTATCAATAAGAAATAGGGGTGCTGTTTTAACTTGAGGCACAACATTAATTTGGATCCAATCTAAAAGATTTTTAAATCTTACAAAATAATGAGGTGGCATATCATTAGAATATTTTTGTCTTAACCAAGAAGATTCACCTCCTGTTGTTTGTAGATTTGATAATCCGCTAACAGTAGGAACAATTGTAGAGAATTTCTCTATTTGTTCGTAAACCCATCTTCCTAAAGAAGTAGAATCCTTATTAGCATATACAGAGGAGGTTCCAGATTCATTTACTTCTTTTTGTTTTTCTTCATATTCAGGTGTACCTTCTGTTTCTTCTGCTATTACTTGACCTGCATCCCCTGCTACCTCTCCATATATTTGTGCTTCTATCTGTTTTTGGTATGCAGGTAAAGTGTTATTGTCTTGAGCTTGGATATTTTGTGCTCGAGGATCTGTTAAGGGGAGTATTGATAGATTACCTTGTTCATCTGGTGCTGCGTATTGACTATTTGAGATTTTAAAATCTTTTACTGCTTCACGTGCTTCTTCTATTTGTTTTATGGCTGAATTTAAACCTGTTTTATATTTATCAGGTAAAAGAAGGTTTGTTCTTAAAGATTCAACAACATCACCCATACTTCTTAGAATAAGGGTAACATTATATGAACCATCTTTATTAAAAGTCCAATTAAAATTAACTACTTTACCAAGAAGGGCATCATAATTACCATTTGATGATAATCTTTTACCTTCTATTTGTGAGTAGTATTCTTGGTATTCTATTTTTTTACCAATGCCTAAAAAACTATTCATTAAGCTATATGGGTTGTTTTCTACATATTCACCTTCATTATTAAAATAAGAACTATGGCCCCATTCTAATAACATTGTAAAACCTAAACGGAGATATAAAGTATCAATAATATCAAATTGAACTCTATTATGACATTTAATTTGTATAGTAGATGTTTTAAGAGAACCTCTTGTTTCTGTTTTAGTAGACATTGCTGTAATACCAGGCATTGGAGATAACCCCATTTCAGTTCCTCCTATACCATAAGCAAAATTACCATGAATTCCTAATTTTTTACTTTTTATTCCTGAACGTTGGAGGTGGTAATTTTTATCTGTAACCCCAAATTTTGAGGTTCCATTGAAAAGAACATATTCTTTAGCTAATGAAGATCCTAAAAGACCTAATTCTCTAGAGTCAACTTCAACATTTACAGAAGAACCTAAACGAACCCATCCTGTTTGAGAATTTAAAAAAGATAAAGTTTCATTATCTCTATTTTTTTCACCATATATTTTTTGACGGGTTTTAACCTGTTCAATTATTTCACTTGGAAAACCTTCTCCTATTATATTACCCATATTAAGAGTTTATTATTTGAAATTGATCTATTATTGATTGTTGGTTAGAGGGTATTCTAATTTGAATACCTTCAGGTATTACTAATGAATTTTGGGGGATTGAAGGGTTTGCTATTGATATAATCCACCATAATGAACTATCTTGATAGTATTGTTGTGCTAATATATCAAATCTGTCTCCCCTAGATGTATAAACATATATGTCATTATTAGATAAAGGAACCTCTGGGTAACGAGTTGTTACATACGTTACTTTTTTCTTGGTTCTAATTCTTGGTATTTGTTGATATCTATTCATTATTCTTGTGTTGCTGCTGCTGCTGCTTCTGCTTCTGCTTTTTTTCGAGCTTCATTTCTTTGGAAATCTGATAGTGCGCCTGAAGTGTCCGGATGATTATAGTTAGAATTATCATCACTACTACCATTAGCTAATGCTATAAATTTTTCATTCCCATATTTATTAGTATCTGTTAAAAGAGCATCCGATGCAGCATCAGACATCCCATCTGTTATTTTCATTTTTCGAGGTTTAAAATTATGGATTGGAGTAAATGCTGCTGTTACTTCTATTCTATGAGGCATTTCTTTTACAGTTCCATCAAAATCTCCATCATCATTTATTCCTATTTCCCATGGAGTGTCATCAGGGATAGAGTAATCTAATGTAGTAAAAAACCCAGGTTGTTCATATATATAACCTCCAATAGTTAACTGTGTTAAATTACCTCTCATATATCCATTAGGACTATAATCTGGGGCCATTGTTGATGCTAAGTAATTTAATTTTTTATACATAGGGATAAGCTCATCTTTTGATTGAGCTACTACCGTCCAAGATAATGAAATTGCTCTTGAAAACCCACCATAAGTATAAAAATTTTCACCTCTTCCTAAATATTGGGTTGGATTCCAATCACTTGAATATGAATCACTTATACCACTTAATAATGCTCTAAAGTGCATAAATGTTTTAAACGATGGGTCATTGTTATCTATAGTTGCTATTCTAAATTTAACTAAATCATTTTTTATGTTATTATTTGTAACATATTCACTTCTATATATTGGAAGTGCATTTATTCTATCTGTTGGTCCTACCTCCTTACCACCATTTCTTTTTCCTTTAGTGTAACTAGAAATATTACCTTTTCTACCTGGGGATAATTGGTTTACTCTTCCAGATCCAAAACCACCATCTATTGTTTTTCCCCTACCTTCATTATATGAAGGGGCTAAAGACATAATCGATGATGATGGATTTTGTCTTAAAGATTTTCTAAAATCTATTTGGGTTGCAGGAGTAAATACATTTGGAGAATTTTTGTATTGTATATCGGAAATACCTATTATTTGTTTTTGATCTAAAGTATTAGCTCCATTATTATATATTAAAGGAGTTTGATCAGGCCATGTATTGCCTGGGGTTATGTTAGGATCATAAACGTTAAAATAATATGTTCCTTCTCGTTTCCCATCTTCAGTAAACCTATTATTAATCGGGTTAGAAGTTAAATTTCCATATATTCCAGAAACAGATCCTGAGAATATATATGATTTATTATCCTCATTTGTTCTTGACGAATCAAAACTACCTGATGATCCTGTAAAATATGGTGTTTTAAACCATTTATTTTGTTTACCTGTTCTTTGTTCAGGTGAAGCATATCTAATATTTGTTTTACCTATACCTAAATCAGCTCCAGGACCTCCACCATATGATAAAACATTAGTACCATTTAATGAATTTAATGTAATTCCATCTAATATACTAACACTACCATAATCAATTGATTCTTTTAACCTCCATAATCTATTTTCAGATAATTCTTGATCCGTTTTAACTTTAACCCCATATAAATTATCATTATTGGAATAGGCTCCGGTTCCTGCAAATGGATTTACACCTTGTTTTTTAGTATGAATACCTAAAGCATTAACCCCTGCTTGGGTTATAGTGTTTAGAGGATTATAAACACGATCATTTAATACACCACTTGTTTGTGTGCGTACTGCTGTTCTAGATAATAATTGTTGTTTTGCTGTAAAAAATAACCCATTAGGAGATTTTAAATCGAAAAACATTTTTGTTAATCTACTTACATCAGTAAGTGAGTCAGATACAGCATTTGCTCCTCCTCTAAGGATAAAATCTTCTTGAGAAAATAAATTACTAGCAGAATCTGGGATTGGTTTTTGGATATAGGGTTGGCCACTATCCCCTCCTCCGAGGGTATCCTTCCCATATCTTAGGGATTTAAGATCTGTCTTTAAATCTATTAAAGGCATTATCTAGGTGGATTATCTAAATACTTTGATGGTGTTTTTCCATCTAAATCTAGTTGTGAAATTGCTAAATTTTGTTCAAATTTTGAATTTAAATTCATTTGTTCAGGGTTTTTACCATCTAAATCTAATTGTGATTTTTGAAATATTTTAGTAGCTTGGCTACTTAAATCCATTTTTGTAGGAGTCCCACCATCAACATCTGTTAATGTTGATCCTTGTTTTTCTAATTTGTTTAAAAGTCCCATAATTGTATTTTATTATAAATATTAATTTTATTGCATTTTGTAATTAGATACAGACATTGCTGTTCCTACTTTTGTACCATCTAAATAAACATTTCCTCCTTCAGTAACTGCTTGGATTAATTGTTTTAAAAGAGTATTAGTTTCATTTGCTTGTTTTATAACTGGGGAATTATCTGATAATGGAATAACGGCTTCAGGTCCTGCTTCACCTACAAGGGCATTAGTTGGGCCTGTTACTATACCTCCCTCAGCCATTTCTGTACGATCTTTAATTGACCAGTCGTCTCCAAAAGCATCACCACTAACCCCATAATTGGTTTGTGCTGATGCTTCGGCTGTTTGGATTTGTGCTTTAATAGCACTATCTCCAAACTCAGCCCCAAATAACCACCCAATTCCCGAAATTAGGTCTTGAACTGCAGCCACCCCCACTAATACGGTTTGTATCATAGGGTCTAAAAATTTCATAATACTTCCTACTAAACTAAAAACATTAGCTATTATATCTATTATAGGCATTATAGCATTTCCTACAATTACAAATACTTCTTTTAATTTTTCAACAGTGGCATTAAATTTATCTTGTGCTCCTACTTGATTATTTAATTGATCAACCCCTTCTTCTTGAAGGATTCTCATTGCTTCTGCTTCCCCAACCTGTGCCTTCAAAGTATTAAACTTTTTAGTTGCTTCAGCAGCATCTTCGGCTGATAATCCTGTTAATTGGTCTTGGAGTAAGAGTGTTTCTGCTAGATCTTCTCTACTCATACCTACAGATTTAGCTAATGCTTCCTGTTGTATTCTATTCATTTTGCTGAACTCAGCGGAATCCCCTACTTGGTTTGCTATTTCTTTAGCCACAGTAGCTAAGTCTCCATTCAATGCTGCCGTTCTTGCTTTTTCTAAATTTAGTTCTTTACCTGTTAGCAGTTCCGCTTCCATTTCTGCACTAATAGATGATTCAAAATCAAGTAAACTACCAGCAATATTCTCTACTTTACTTAATTCCATACCTAAAGATTTAGCAGTTGCAACTGACTTAGCTATTAATCCTGGGTTTTTACCTAGTGATAATGTAGTAGCAGCTGATATTTTATTAATGTCTTTTAGTAATTTTTGTTCATTAAGTTTAACACCATTTTGTATTGCTGAAACTTTTGCTTGTGCTAAAAATTGACCTGTAATTTCTTCTGTTGATTTAGTAGTACCTAATTGAAGTCTAGCTATACCTTGAAGTTCTTCGTTAGTAAACCCTGACATTTCTCTAAGTTTAGTAAATGAAATAGCCATTTCATTTGATAACGTAGAATTAGTTCCTAATGAACTATTAATTGCTGAGAATGTTTCTCGTATACCCTTTGTATTAACAAATATATTACCTGAAGAGGTAGCTATTTGAGTGAATGACTTTTGCATTTTTAATGACTCTTTATAAGTCATCCCAAATGATTTAGCCATTTTAGAAGCTTCGGCGTCTATTCCTTTCATTGCATCTACAAGTTCTTTAAGTAGATATAAAGGTCCTAAGGATTTCATTAACGATTTTCCTAAGCTTTTAATACCTTTCATCAACCCGGATATGCCTGTTCCTGCTCCTTTGCTAATAACAGACATATCTTTTTCACCTATGCCTATTTTTTTACCTTTTGCACTTGCTGCTGTTCCTTTTAGTAATTTACCATTTTTATCTAAAAGTTTATCCTCTAAGCCTAATCTTTTTATTACTTCTTCATTTAACCCTTTACCTGTTTTTAATGATTCTTTATCTAATTCTCTTTGTTTTAATTTAGCTTGATATTCTTTATCAAGGTTTGCTTCTATAACATTATCTGTGTCTGCTTCTTTAGCAGCATTCGCAGCATCAGTAAATGCACTTGTAAATTTATTTAACCCAGGTATAGCATTTGATATTTCTTCTAACCCACCGAATAATTTAGTACCTGCTTTACTTGTAATTTCATTTTGAAAATCAATTACTTTATCTAAGGAGTCTAAATATTCTTTTTCTTGAGCTACTCGACCTTGAATTTCTTTTAATTGGTCTCCTTCAAGTGTTCCAGAAGCTATAGCTTGTTTTAGTCTTTTAAATTCTAACTCTGCTAATATTTTTTTATCTTTTATTTCTTTTTTAGATAAAATTGCTTGACCACTAAGAACTGAAGTGAAATCTTCGGATATTCCTATTAATGATTTAAAAGATTTTTTAGAAACCGATAAAGCATAGTTAGATTTTTGAAGTTCTTGGATGCTATCTCCTAAAGATTTACCAAAGTAATCAATATCACTATTAACAGCATTAAGTTCTCTTCTTAAACTTTTAAGTTCTTTAGTAGCTTCTTCAACTTGACCGGTCCCAAATGCTTCGAAATCTACTTGTCCTAACTCTTTTTTAAGGAGACGAATCTGTTCGTTGATTTCTTTTATATTATTTAAGTTAGATTTAGCCATTTAATATTTTGTTATAAATATTACTATTTATAACTTGTTTTACCTTTATATGGCTTTGATGCTGCATTAAAGTTCGCTTTATTTACAGTACCATCAGGAGATACTAAAGATGTATTTCCCTTCTTTTGGGATTTAGTATTTTCATATTGTTTTTTTTCATTATCGTAATATTCATTCATTTCGTAAAGAGTGAATTTACGTAACCATATAGGCATATTATATATAGTATGCCAATCATATCCACCTTTACTATGGAATACTATACTATGGATAGATTGAAATAAATATTTTCGAAACTCAGGTGAGTTATCAGGCGTCAGGCCAAAAAAAGTTTAGTCCTATAGGGACTGTGACCTCCTCTCCACTATCAAGTACTACCGATAGATCTACATCTGGTTGGATATTTCTAATATGTTCTCGGAATGATCTAGCGTCACGTGCTAAGAAATAATTATCAACAAATTCTCTAATTGTTTTTGTTTCTTCATCCCCATCAACTGAAACAATCATATGTTTTAATCTAGTAGTTAATTCTGATGATGAGTTTGGGGATATTTTTTTAAGACCTGCTAATTCTCTATCTATTTTTTTATCATCATGGCCGTTTAATAATTTAAACTCTAAAACGGTACCTGTATGTTCTAGTTTATAAGTAAATCTATTATTTGTATTTTCAAAGAAATTTAAATCTATTTTTTTATGTTCTAATTGAGTTAAATCAATATTTTCTTCTTTTCCTGCAATTGTTACTTTGTAATCTTTACCATATCCTAAAATACGAGCAGCAACAAATAAAGCATTTTTATCACCTACAAATAAATCATCTATTTTAATGTCTTTATTTACAATTAAAGATTGTAACAATTTATCTAATACTGTTCCTTTTTGAATATAAGATTGATTTGTTAAAATATCTTCTTCTTTAGCAGTCATGTATTTTAATTCAATTTTACCACTAGATAATGGGTTATCTTTGGAATACAATAAACCTTTTGATGGTAGTTCTACCTCTTCGGTGGGGAATTTAAATTCACTCATAATTTTTATTTATTAATAACTTTGTTTTGTTAATACATATCAACATAAAAAAAGAGCTTGACATAGCCAAGCTCTCCTTTAAAATATTTGTATTTCTTATTAGAAGTTCAATACACAATAATCTGGTTGTACTTCCATAGCAATGTTAACTGCTGTTCCGTCATCATCCCAGTTATAATCACCCCAGTTAATTGAAGTAATCATTGCACCTTTAATAATCCATTCGGATACGATATCACCTACAGGTCCTAATACGTTAAATGTTAAATCTTTCTTATAGAAATCAGAATAACCATCACGACCAGTTACTGATTCATGGTGTAAACGAAGCCATTCGATAGTAGCTTGAGCACCTGAAGGAGTAATTGGGTCAAATAATGTAAATGAAATTGGTCCCCAAGTAGTTTTGCCTTTTACAAAACGTTGAACGTTAATGTGATTTAAAGCTACACTTGATTGTGCTACGTTAACACCACCTACCCCTTTAACTTCATATGAGGGAATACCATCAATATACATGATGAAGCGATTGGATTGTTTTGGTTCAAACGCTGTGAAAAATATTTCGTTGGGATCTAATACTGCCATTTTATTTTTTATTTATTGCTTTATTATAAATATTTACTTTTTAAATTTTTACGCTGGGAAAGTTGCTCCAGTTGGTAAAATGTTGAAATCTAGGTAAATAAATTCTGCAGTTTTAGTAGGTTGGATGTAGATTTGACCAATCATTTGGTTTCTATCAATAACATCTGGTGTGTTATTTGAATCATCCATAATTACTTTAAATGCATATAAACCTTGTCTTTGTTGAACTGATTCTAAGTAAGGATTTACTTGACTTAAAAATGCATTTCTAGTAGCAATAGTATTTTGTTCAAATACTAAATTTTGTCCTACTTGAGAAATATATGATTTAAGTTGAATCAATAATCTACGAACATTTACTCTATCTAAAGCACTTGCTCTAGTTTGTAGTGTTTTTTGTCCATATACTACTGTTCCTGTTCCTGGGAATGTTGCAATTGGATTAACTTTAGCTGAGTATAAAGTATCTCTATTAGCTTGTGTTAATTTTTGCTCAGCTCTAATAACTTGACCTAAACCACCTCTGTTTATACCTGCTGGTGCAAACCATGGTTCTGATACTGTATCGTTATAAGCAAACACACCTGCCATTACGGTAGATGCTGGTACCCAAACGTTTTTACCCGTGTCAGGATCAATTATCATTACCCATGGCCAATATGAAGCAGCATACGAAGTATTACGTGATGATGCTTGAGAAGTTGCGTCAGCAACTAATTTACCATATTTAACTAAATCTAATACTAATAAATTATCTCCTCTACCTTGAGTATTATTAATTAACTGAGTACATTGAGCTGTATAATCAGCATCATATAAACCAGGAGTCATTAATATATTGTATTGGTATTCATCTTGGTTAGCTAATAAGCTAATCATGTTAGTATAGTTACCACCTTCTAAACCTTGAG